CTTCAACATTAAAAAAGTTTGAACCTGATAAAACAAAATCACATTCATACTCTTGAGCAAACTCATTTGGATGCATCAGCCTTCTTTGCTCTTCAACCATCTTTAAATACTTTTCATCTTGGTTGATTGTATATGGATAAAATAACCTGAAATACTCATGCTCATCATATTTGTCAAATGGATCAACAATCTCATAAAAAAAGTTACCAACACCATTCGGAGTTGATAACATTACTACTTTTCCACCCGTTGCTGCAACTGTTGGTAAAACAACTGTTTTGATAAAATTATCAGGATCAGGATTGTTCAAAAATGCTGCTTCATCAACAAACACAATATCTAAATCCAAACCTCTAACCTTATCTGTTGGTGGTAAGGACTTTATGTATGAACCATTCTTTGCTCCTGTCAAAGTTTTTGAAAACACGATCATTTCAGAATTCTTCTGTGAAATCAGTTGTTGAATTATATCAACCCAACCAGCAACTTTATTCAAATGTAATTCTGCTTGGTTAATTAAACCATAAATGTATTGGTTCAACAACTTCTTTGCAGCATCTTCTCCTCTTGAAATAATACCAATCTTGGTGTTTGCTGTAACTCCTGAAGGAAATTTATTAAATAATGCTGCCCATAATGCAAAGATAGCAACCGCTGTTGACATGCCAATCTGTCTCGCTTTAACAACAGCAACTCTTTGATGATTCAAAATTGCATTGAAAAAATAGTCTTGATAAGGTCTGATTAATGAATCTCCTTGCATTCCAATAACATAAGTAGCAAATACACTTGGATCTTTTCTTGCTAAAGCCATATAAAACTTTCCATTAGTCTTCTTCAATGCTAACCTGTCATAGAACTCATCGATGTATTCCTTTGGAATTTCAGTTTTCCGCAACATCTTGTTCTTCACCCTTCTTTGGCAATTCTATAACTGGAACATCCAAAGGCTTTTTTTCATCAACCAATGCTTTAAGAAGATTAGCTTTAGTATCTGCTGAAACATGCTTATACTTGTTAAGTTCCTTCACAAAGTCTAACAACAATCGCTGATACTTCATAAATGCATCAGCATCTATCTTGCCATTGTGAAGCAACATATCAATATAAGCCTTCATCTCTGCTACTTGCTCTGCTAAAAACATCAACGGACTTCCTAACTTAGCCCAAACAGCAAGTTTATACTTCATAAACAACTCTTTCCATTCTCCTGTTTCGTCTTCTCTGTTTATGATGTCTTGCCATACTTTTGAAGTTGTTCCTCTCTTCAATGCTGCTACTGTCCGTTGATAATAAGCCTCTGGACTCATGTTATACTTTCTCTTCTTTTCCTCAGTTTTTTTGTCAGAACCCATCCCATAATATTATAGTAAGAACTCATATATAAATTTTTCTGAAAAAAAGTACCAAAACATTTATATATGACCTGTGATATTATATATTATATAATAACCCTAGGGGAGAGATATATTATATAAGTAACCTATCCCATCACCGTTAAGGTTAATATAAGGGTGGTGGGTGGGGAGAGGAAGGGATGGAAGTGAAAATAACCGTTAAGGTAATACCGAAGGTTAACATAATAAATTAAAACAAGTCAGAACCCATCCTTAAAATAAACAAGGTGAAAGAAATGGAAGATTGGTTTAACTTTTTGTTTGGGTTGATTTGGTTGTTATTAACTGTTGTTGTGATACCAAGTTTGTTGTTGTTGGGTTATTACAAACATTTTGTAATCGCAGTGTATTTTGTTTGGTTGTTGTTGGAACATAGTAAATTGGTTCAATTAACACAAAAATGAGACCAAAAGCAGTTGTGTTGTATCTGAAAGACGGAACAACGAAAACTTTAAAAATAAATAGCAGAGGTTGGTATGTGGATGGTAAAGAAAAGTTAGCTCTTGATGAAGTGTTGGATAAATACAAACCTGTTGATTTGAGATACATCTATAAAAAAGAAGCGAGGTGATAAAATGAAACGAAAATATCCTAAATTCGAAGAAGCTTATGACATAAATGATTTGGTTGTTGCATTCATAGATGAACATATACACTTTCATGGAATAACTGAAGATGATAAAGCCGTAAGATTGTTCGCAAAAGAATATTTCTATGATGCTGTCTACTCTGAAGGAGCAACAATTTATATACATAAAAAAGCATTAGATGATGATCTGTACGGCGTTACTTTTGATACAGAATACTTCAAGACAATCGAATTCTCTGAAGATGACTACTATACAATAATAAAAGTTGAAATCGACCCAAAGAAATTTAAAAAATTTTATAACCAAAGGAAAAAAGATTACTACAAAATGATGGAGAGGTGATGGAAGTGATATTTGAACTGATCGATGTGAATGATAAACCAATAGATATGAATAAAATCCTGATCTATCTGCAAACAAGATACGCCCCATCAGAAATATCTAAAGAGGAGGAGTATTACTACTTCTCCTCTGTTCTCTATGATTTGAAAATGTGGATTGAAAATAACCGCTTGTTCGTGATGACTAAATTAGATGAAAAAACAATCAAACAAATATTCTTAAGTCTTAACTTGATAGTGGTGAATAAAAATTAAATTCTGTAAAACCTGTGGAACACCAATCAAAGATCCTCTAAATAAATCAGAATTCTGTTCTTTGGTCTGTTTAATCACTTATAAGTTGAAAATCGAACATAAATCTGAATATATTAATCTTTTGCCACTTCTAAATGATGAAGATCAAAAAAATTTTCCCATTTTATTTAAATATTGTTGATCAGTCCGAACAAGTGTTCTAATTCTTGAATATATTTAAAGAGGCCATCCTTGAATTTGAAAATTAGTTGATCTATTTGGATTTGGAATAGTCGCCTCCGCATTGATTTTATTACTTGCCAGTGAATTCTTGAAGTTTTATTAATTTTAAAAATTTCTAAAATTTGTGAAAAATCCAAAAATCAATTAATTTATTTTTCATTTTTTCGGAAAAAGCGAAAAAATCAAAAATTGTTTGATAAATTTAAATAATATCCTTTTTACATGAGACATAATTAAACAGATTAATTAATTTTTATTTTAATTTATCTTTTTTACATGAGATAAATAGATTAATTTATCATATAAATAATTATAATTAATTTATCTTTTTTACATAAGATAAATTAAAAAGATAATTAATTAATCATAATTAATTAAATAATTAATAAATTAAATAATAAATTAATTAATTTATTAAATAAGCGTGGCATGTGATTAATTAATTTAAAAATAATAAATAATTAAATAATTTAATTATTTTAAGATATAATTAATTTAATTAAATTAAATAAATTAATTAATATTAATATATTAAATTAATTAATTAAACTTTTTCAAAAATGAAAAGATGTTTTCAAATTTGAAAATATAATTATTTTATTTCGATTTTTAATCACTGAAAAGTGATAAATATAAATGTTTAAGAAATAATCAAAATTTTTAATTAGATTGTATTTATAAAGAAAAAGATTTTTTAAAAAAAGAAAAAAGATTATATTTTGAAAATTTCTTTTATTTTATCAAATACTTGTTCATATCCCATTCCTTTATCTTCATATAACAACTCAAAAGTTGTTAATGAGTTGTAGATTACTAAATAAAACAATTCTTCAAAATCTTCTTTATTATATATAATTAACAATCCTTGATTCTCTGAATTCATTTGTATTTTGTAATCAATGTAATGAATATATTTCATTATGAACTCTTTTCTATACTGATTTAACTCTTTTATTGCTTGTTGTTTTTCTTCTTCTCTTGTTGCTTCTCTAATTCTCTTTTTAAATTCTTTTTCTTTTTCTTTATATTCTCTTGTTATTTCTGATAAGTTATACTCTATAGTAATGTATTCTGGATTATAAAACAAATAGTATCTCTCATATCTCTCTTGTATTTGATATCCTAAAACATACTCATAGAATTCTCTTATAATGTAATATATACCTTCTTCTTTTTCAACAATGTTTTTACTATGGGACAAATAACTATGCCATTTGTCCCAATTCTCTTCAACATCACTGATAAACTCTTTTACTTCTTCTGTTGTGTCAAAAGACACAACTTCTAGATTTGTTATTTCATATTGTTTTTTAATTTTTTTTACATTTATTTTCATTCTATCACTCTCCATAAAGTTTATATCAATATAATAAACCTTTTCATATATAAATATTTCTTTACTTTAATATATATTTTTCAATAAATAAATAGAAATATATTTTACTGATATCATTTTTATGAAATTCACTTAATAATAAATACATTCTTGTTTTTATTTTACAATGAGAACATTATTTTATTTATAAATGATTTTCAAAACTTTTTTAAACTCAAAAATCTATTATATTAATACAATGAAAAACAACAATTATCTTAATTGGAATGAATTTAGAGTTTTAGAATCGACAACAAATTTTATTAATGAATTAGAAAAATTTTATAATGATTACAGAAAATTAAGTATTACAAAAGCATTCAAAAAACTTTTTTAATTTTGTTTTTTATTTTTATTTTTTTATTAAATAGTTTAACAAGGACTATATAGTATGGAATAGGTTTAAAAATGAAATTCAAAACTTTATTTAAAAAATCATTTTTCTTAAACTTTTTAATAATTTACTATTTCTTAAAAATATGTTTTCTTAAATCCTATTTAAAATATATCTATTCTAAAATATATATCATTCTATATGAGATTTTGTTTTTACTGATAAGTTATAAATCTATTTTCATTTTTCATAAAATTATGAAATTTCAAAAATTTAAGAAATTAGAAAAATTAAGGAATTTAAGAATTTTCTATATATTTAAAGGGCGTTTTACAAATGTTTTCTTATATTTTAAAGGGGCTTTGAGTGAATTATTATTCAAAACTCGAAAAGTTATTTATAAATTTATATACTTGATTACAACAATATTTATATATAGGCATGCTTATTATATTTGTGAAATTAAAATTAATGGAGGTTGATAAAAATGAAACAAAAACCAATGCAAATAACAAAAAAATATCCTGGTGTGTGGTGTGTTGAAAATATGAGAATAGAGAAGCATAAAACTGATGAACTAATCATAAGTGAATATCAATGGCTAGATTTTGTAAAAAAAAGAAAAAATATTTTCAATAATAAAACAATTTACAGGGTTTATGATTGTGGAAACTTTTTAGTAGTTAAAGAATTTAATTATTTTAAAGGAAATAAAGACGTTTGGTTGTGGGTTTATGATAAACAAAATAAAGTTTATTATGTTTTATGGAATATTGACAACAAAAAAAGTATTTGGTTTTATTTGGATTTAATTAAAAATTTAAATTAACGGAGGTGGTAAACATGGATTTGCGTATTTGGATTTATCAAACTTATGAAGGCATATCTATTGAATTTAAAGAAAATGAATATTCATTTTTATTTTTTTTAGAACGAAATTACAATTCAAAAAAAATAATTGAGTTTTTGAAAGAGATATTCAGTAAAGTGGCATATGAAATACGCTCCAATGGTTCAAGTGATACAAAATATTATTTCAAACTTTGATAAATAACGAAAGAGGTGGTATAAATGGCTGAATTTCACAAAATAAAACCAATTGAAAAACAGATTTTTGAGAATGAAAGATATAAAGGGTTTTATGTGATTGGTTCAGATTATCCAAAAGAGTGCTTTGGTGCTCCTAAATGGATAATATTTTATTTAAAGGACAAAAATAAACCTAATGGATTAGAAATCAATTTATTTAGTTTTGAGTATAACACAAGAGATTTTAAAGACAAATTAAAAAAAGATTTTAATAAAGCTTATGAAACAGCTTTAAAAAGAGCAGTAACGCAACAAGCAAAAGAAACAATTAAAGGGTTTTTTAATTCAATTAAAAAAGAATTTAACTTTTAAAGGGGTGGTATGTATGGAAACAACAAAAGATATAACATTATGGGATATTTGCTTCCCTATATATACATGTGATAAGTGCCCAAATCGTAACCTTTGCCGTATAATAACAACTAAGAATAAAAGAGGTGGTGCAAATGTCAAATAAATATGATTTGGTTTATTTAAATCCTTTTGGTGGTGTGGTTTTTGTAAAGAATGACAAGGATTTGTTTTTTATGAGTGATTTAAGGGGCAAAAGAGAAATAGATGTTATAAGTGGAAAAACATATTTCATAACAACAAAAGAAGAAATAAAGAAATTGCCAAATTATGAGAATATTAAAAAACAATTAAATATTTAAAAGGTGGGACTATGGATAAACAATATATATTTACTCCAATAGGTAAAGTTTATGGTAAAGTAGTAGAAGAAAACAAGGATTTTTTACCACATTATATTATTGATATTAATTTAAAGGTAAAAACTAAAAAGGATTTTGAGAAATTAAAGCGGTTTTTCAAGAACACACAATTTTATAGTGGGGCTTTTTCAGTAGCTCCTAGATTCGTTACTTTAAAGTATCAAAATGAGATTGTTAAAATCAATTGTTTAAAACATGAATACATAAATTAAAGGAGGTGGTAAAAATGGAAAACTATAAAAATGAAATTAAAGAAGCTTTTTTTAATTTACAAAAAAGTTTTTTTGAGTGGTTGAACGAAAAAGATGAATTTAAAGAAGAGATAAGATTAAGGGAATTAAAAAATAAATGTCTTGATATGGTTGATAAAATAAATGAATACTTAATTTAAAGGAGGTGAGAAAAATGGGTTTTTATGGAATTATAAACATTGAAATAAATTTCCCTTTGGGTATGTATAAAGATGAGATGGATAAAGTGATACAGAATATTAGTGAATTTGTATCACTGGATAGTGTTGACAGATATACAGCAATTTTTTCAGAAGAAAGTAATTTTAGTTATGGAACAATTGATGACTTAAAAATGATTTTAGAAGAGTTAAAGGCAGACAATAAAATAGAAGACGCAAGTATTAACATTTGGTATCTGGATGAACCTGATGAAACAATATACATTTAAAGGTGGGAACATGGCAAAATTAGGAGTAAAATCAATTTACGATATGGAAACAAACAAAAGAATAATAGCAAAAGCATGGCTTAAAAATCCGTATTTAACAGAGAAACAAGTAAAATATTTATTATGTGTTTGGAAACCGAGCGGTAATTATGAAAAAGCGAAAGAGTTATGGGATTGGTTTAAAAGAGCAACAAGAGAAGAATTGATTAAATTGGCAAAAGAAGACAGCATTTATAACTTCATTTAAATTTAAAGGAGGTGATAGAATGAATTACAAAGTAAGAATTAGAAGGGGATATTTTAATTGGTTAAATCCTGATGAAGTTCAAATAAATCATTGGATAGGAATTTATGATGAAGAGAATGAAAAACCAATTAAAGTATTAAATGTAGATACGGATGATGGAGATTATTTGTTTAGTAAACATGCAACACCTGAAGAAATAGCGGATGCTCTGCAAAATTATTTAAATAGTTATTTTACAACACAAAGGAAAGAAATTGAAGATATGATAAAGTTTTTAAGAGAACATTCAAAAGAATTATTAGAAAGCAAATTAAAAGAACTAAAAGATTTGGAAGAAAGAAAAGAAAAATGATTAAATGAACAAACTCATTAAAGGGTGATAATATGAAATTGAAAGATTTTGTTGATTTTATTTCAGAAAAAGGTAAGTTTAAAGTGTTTGGTTATTATAAAAATTACACATTGTATTTTAGGCGTGATGATGGATGTTTATTTACTTTTAGGGGGTGAAAAACAATGAAAAAATATCCAATCGTAGTTGATTGTAGATTTTGGATTTGGGATAAATCAATTAAAGGAAACGAGCATTTACAGAAATTAAAGGCGTTAGGTGGGTTTATTGATGAAGATGATGATAAAAGCAGTAGAGAATGGATTGTAAAAGACAAAAAAGGGATTAGAAAATATTTTCAAGGGCGGTTTTTAATGGATGGTAGGGATTTACAGCAACTTTTAGAACTTTTATTACATCCGAGCATTCATGAGTTAGATTTAAAGTATTTTGATATTCAGAAAAAAGAAGAGAAAATAATAGCACTACCAACAGGTGAAGAAAATGAAAGTGATGAGTTTGAAGAAGATTTATGAGAAAACAACAGATAAGAAATTAAAAGAAGAAATGTATAAGTTAGGGTTTCAATTCATTGACAACATTCACTACAAAACATTTTTAAAGGCGTTGGAAATTCTGAAAGGATTAGAGACAACAGAAGCTTATATAGGGAATTTAAAAAAGAGATTTAAAGGTATTCAATGGCAAAAGATATTAGGGATAATGTTAGATTTTGGTTGGATTAGTCAAGTCAAGATTAAGAACAAATTATATTTTGTTTGGAATGCTTCCACGAGAAAGGTTTATGATATTTTAAAAAGGTGGGATAATGAAAAGGAAAAAGGCACAAGTTTTACCAACAAAAACTGAATTAGATATAATTTTAGAAGTAGGCAAAAAGCAGATAACAATGAAGCAATTAAGAAAGAAATTTGGTGAAAGTGTTTACAAGTTTATATTCAGATTGAAGAATAAGAATTATCTTGGATTAATTAGGATTAACAAGAACACAACGAATGTAGTGTTAACAAAGAAAAGCAAAGAGTTATTAGAATGGATTGAGAGGTGGAATGATGGATGATAAAACAGAAAAGTTTATAAAGCAGTTTTTGAATTATGCAAATTTATATTCAGCAACAGGTTGGAGTTTATTTAAAGACAACTTATGGATTATTTATCAGAGTAAACCACATCAGTTCAGAGCATTAATGACAAATCTTAATTTAAAGACCAAACCACATTTCAGAGTGATGTTAGATTTAAATCATAAGTCTTTATCATGGATTGATGAAAAAGTTGATTTATTTAATGTGATTGATGATACAAGATATCTGAGCGAATTAGAACCAATTAAATCAGTTCCAAAGAAGTATTTAAATTATTTAAAGCGTGAAAAGAAGTGGTTAAGTAAATCAGAATATAGTTTTTACACAGCAATTTATAACAGGAGTTATTCTGTGTTAGTGGTAAAATTTAAACATAAGAAACTACCTTTTAAAGGGTTATGGATTGTGGGGTTGGAGAGGGACTATGCTTAAATCTCTCTCCAACCCTGAATTCTTTCTTGTAGACATATCTAAAACATGCTCTCAGAGGCATTCAGAAGCTCTCTGATGAATTTTTGAAGCAAAATAGACTAATTATACTACTTTTTCTCAAAAATCGCTCAGAAAGGCTCTAATTAAATATGATTAAAATGTTTAATCATTTATGGAAAAATACCATAAAATTATGGTAAAAAATGTAACTATATAGACAAAATTGTAACAACTGAGATACAAATGTATCAAATTTGTGCTGTTCTTATGATTAATTATTTAATTAATTAAAAATAAATTTTTATTAATATAAATAAAAATTTATTTATTTGATGTATCACATGATAAATTAATTAATTAAAATAAAATTATATATGTTAAATTTTAACATATATAATTTAACCTAAACGGTAGAATATCTGATAATATATTAATAAATTGAATAACTTTAAGAATAAAATTAAATAAGAATTAGGAGAGAGAAGGATTAAAGATATATTTTCCTTCTCTCTCCCTCTCCCCTTATTATAATATTAATATTATAACTCATATATAAATATTTCTGTCAAAATCGTCAGAAATATTTATATATCACTTCTGACATATAATATATTAACCACAAGAAATTGTGGTTTGAATTGTTTGAGGTGAATAAGATGGCAAACATGGAAAGAATATATCTAAGCAATTTGGTTGGTAAGACAATTGAATGTGTGTATGACAAACTATATGACAACAAGAATGGACATAAACAAATAAGAATTAAAGTGGATGGAGAAGATGACAAAATTTTGGTGTTGAATGACAATGAAGCAAAGTTTTTTGGAAATTTGTTCAGAAAAGGAAACAGATTGCAGGTTTACAAGAACAAGAAAGGATTTGCTAATGTGAAATTAGTTGGTAAGCAAGAGGATTTAAGAAATGTTCAGAAAAAAGAAGCAAATGGAAAGAAACAACAAAAGAGAACAATTTCAGAAGCGTATATGAGAGCAGTTTTAAGGAATTCTATTAAACAGCTTAAAGCAGAATTAGAGAAATCTCTTTTAGAGAAAGGTTTTGATAGAGATGCAGTTGATAAAATGTTTAAATACATCGATGAACATGTGAGTTATTAATAATATAATTTTAAAGGGGTGAATGAAATGAGGATAACAGCAGAAACCATATTGGAGGAAATTTACGGATTAAACATAGAAGAGATTTTGAAACTCGATGAATTATGTAAGAAACACAATGTTGCTTGGTATGAATTGTTTTATTGGGAAGAAGACATGTGGGATTTGGCAATGGATTATTTCATCAAGAAATACAACTTAAAACCAAAGACAAAATGGAGAAAAGATTTAAGTATGGTGTTTTTGAACTATTCACCAACAAGTAGTAAGGAAAGGTATTTGGAATCTAGGAGTAAAGTTGCTGATGACAATGAAATCCAAAAGATATTAAACAAAGCAGAACCTTTAACTACTAAGAAGATAGTTGAATTGATTGAGGTGAAAAAATGAACAAGGTTCAAATTTATCAAGGACTGACTACTTTTTGGGAAGAAATCCAAGATTTAAAGGCTTTTGTTGCTGATAAGATTGATGATGTGGTGTATTTAAAGAGTGAATTAGAGAAGTTAAAAAAGTCTATTGATAATCTGAACAAGGGAATGTTTGATATGTTAGAACAGATTGTTGAAGATTTAGATAGGGAAACAGAGGTGAAACAATGAATTTACCTGAGCATAAAGTTATTGAAATGTCAAAGGATTTGATACATCAAGTAAGGACACACATGGTTTTAGAGAAGGATAGTAAAGGCAGATTAAAACCAAAGGTTTCAGTTGAGATTACGAGAGAAACTCATGAAGGAGATATTGAAGTATTGAAGCAGATGATATTTGAGCAATTAGATGTCTCAAAAGAAGCGATTGAACAAAAGATGGTTGAATTAGAATTGGAGTGATAAAAATGAAATATTTTGGTGGTTGGGTTTTAGGGGATTTGGTAAGAGAAATGAATGAGTTAAAGCAAGAAATTAAGAAATTGAAGCAAGAGATAGAATATTTAAAGGGGTTAAATAAAGATAAGATTGAGGAAGATTTGGTTAAGGAATGGTCAATATATTAGAGGTGATTGAAATGTCAAATACATTAGCTAAATTTGTTTCAAACAATGAAGGTAATTCAAAGATGTATGTAACAGCATTTGTAGGACATAAAGGAGATAAGAGTGTTCAATTCACAATAGGTGATGATTATTTTTGTATGACTTCACAGCAAGTCGAAGTATTGATTAACATATTACAGAAGAGATTACAGGAAGTTGAAGGTTATAATCCAACTGAGAGTGATTTAGGTTTACTTGTTTATCCAAATGGTTTTGTTGAATATGAAAAAGAGTGATTAAAATGACTGACAGAGAAATATATATGGTTTTTCAAAACATAAAGAATTTAGTTAAATTAAAATCAGAAGAGGACAAAGATATTTTAGAATTTTATAATGGTTCGATTGTTTTGGATCACAAAAATAAAGCAATCAGATTTTTTGATGAATTAGATGGTGAAGTTTGTGTTTTAGATTTTGAATTATTGAAAAGATTGTTTGATAAAGGAGGTGATAAAGATGAATGAAAAGAAGTTTAATAAAACAATACATGATTTTATGAAAAAAACAAACAATTTAAACAAAGTTTTGATGGATATTGAAGAAATGTTATATGATTTTTTAGAAAATGAACCAATAGTGTTAGATAGTTATTTAGCAACCGAATGTGATATTAAACTGAATGCATTGAAGTTTGATATTGATGTTTATGTGAATAGAAGAGATTTAATGTCTTTTACAGCATTAAGTACATTTTTTAAAAGGATTGAGGAAATATTTAGTAAATTATTTAAAGGGTTAGAAGTAACTTTGAGTGACATTAACATTAAAAAAGATGAGGATTCAGATGATATAGATTATTGTATAAACTTTGTGGTTTATGTGAATTTGTTTGATATGTAAACAAGAGTGATCAAAATGGTTGAACCGATAGTTTATTGGGTTCATATGTTGATTAAATTTGATCCAATAACAGAGAAATCAAAAGTGATTAAGAGTTACACTACAATGGTTAAGAAGGATGTTGATGATGAGAAGGAGGAAGTAATTAAACTTCCTAAATCAGTTAATCTTGGTGAAGTTGAATTGTAAGAGGTGATTGAAATGGCATATTATGAGATTGATTTATCAAAGATGAAAGTAAGTTTTGAAATAAAACAAATTGACACTCTCTTTTTTGATGTGTCTGTTTTTGATTTGAAATTAAGGAAAAATGTTGTTGAAGTGAAATTTTTTGATCATGAACTGCTGGTTGTGGAGTTTATGGATAATAAACCAGCAGAGTTATTTTATGTATGGTTAAGCAATAAACCATTGAAAGAACAATTTAGTGTTTTATTGGATATGGTTGCTAAGTATTATGAAAAAAAATATGTTGAACCCGCAAGAAAATTATTGAAGCGATTGAGGGGTGACAGAAATGAAAGTTGATGAATACATTAAATTAACACAAAAGGATTGGAAAGATTTCAAGAAACCAGAAACCTTTGAAGAAGCGATTGAATTCCTTGATTTTGTGAACATCAGAGGAGAAGACCCACAATGGAGTATTCAATATTATGGTTTTGGAGAGCATTTCACATTTTGGAGTGGTTATGGTGGATTTATTGATTTTGGAATTGATAATGGAACGGCTATAAATTGGGAACGAATGAAGGAAATTATCATAGAATCAGCACAAGCACTTTATGATGATATTAAAGAGAATAGACCACATTTATTTGAAGGTGATAGCAATGGTGAATCCTGAACCTTTGAATTTAAATATTCAACTTAAAGCAAACCTAACATATAAATAGGGAAATGAGTATGATTTTATAAATTTCAAAAAAGGCTACGAAAAAGGTTTTAGTGAAGCACAAAAAGTGATTTTAAAGATAGTCAAGCAACGAATAAAATCTGCATGTAAATTTTATTTGAGATATAAAGACAGACCTGATTTACTTGAAAAAGAGCAAAAGGATTTGATTGATTATGATGCTTGGGATTTTAGATACCATACTTTTGTGATTTCAAGAGGTAATCGGGCTATTGAATATAATGAATGGCTTTTTGAGTTGGCTTTCAAAGATGTGCTTGATGGAGGTGATGAAAAATGAGTTGGAAAGATAATTTTCCTAAAGAAAATAGATACTTTGAGACTGATAATGGAATCTTGTATTGTGGAGATGCAGGCGAAATATTACAACAGCTACCTGACGAAAGTATTGATTTAGTTTTGACTGATCCTCCTTATCTTAAAAAATATTTATATACTTATGATTATCTTGCAAATTATTGCCCTAAAATAATGAAGAATGGTGCATCATTATTAATGATTGTAGGTCATTATGCTTTGCCTAACATTATAGAAAAATTTAAAAGGAAACTGAAATATAGGTGGATATTTTGTATGAATCAAGAAGATGGAAAGCATTCAAGAATGGCTATGGGGATAGAAGTTATGTGGAAACCTATTTTGTGGTATGTAAAAAGAGCCTACCCTAATGGCAGAGGTTTTATAAAAGATATGTTGAAGATTACAAAACCTGACGGTATTAAAAAAGAATATCATAAATGGCAACAAAGTGAACAATGGGCAGAGTTTTTTATTACTAAATTGACTTTTAGTAGTCAGGATATTATACTTGACCCTTATTTTGGAGCAGGAACGGTTGGTGTAGTCAGTGAAAAGTTAAATAGAAGATGGATAGGTATAGAAATAAATCCTGAATATTGTGAGATTGCTAAACAAAGAATATTAAATTTAAAAGGTGATAAAAAATGAAGTTGCATTATACTTTATTAAGGGAATTTAATCGACATCATTATCGTGGGTTTATAGGTAGACAACATTTAAGAGAGGAAATAGCAATTAAAAAAGAGAAGTTTTGGTTGGCAGAATATAACAAGCAGAAATTTTTATTGACTGATGAAATGGTTCAGAAACTACCGATTGTAGTGATTAACTATGAACCAGTGATGTATAGAAACAAAGTTTATAATTATCCAAGTGAATGGAAAACAGCCAAATTGCCACCAGAAAAGTTTATGAGTTTTAGAGAATTAGTTGATTGGTTTAAGTTAGATATGAGTAAAACAGATGTTGATGGTAATGAGTATTCAGAAGATCAGTATGAAAAATCATTGGTTCACAATCTACTTTATAGAATTATTGTTTTAGCAGCAGAGATTGATAGGATTAATTTCAGAATATCAACAAATCCTGGTTTTGGTAAAAATTCAATGGCAACGATTTTGGGTGCTTTGATGAATGATGTATCAGAAGCAAATCCAAGAAGTGCTGCTGCTGTTGAATACAGATTAAACAACAAGTTGTTGGTTTTAGATGAGATGAGCAATCTTGAATCATCACAGAAACAATTGATACAGAATTTATTACTACAAATCGGTGATTTCAGTCCAACTTATGAGAAAGGAACAAGAGCAACACATGATACTTATGATATTTATGATATTTCACATCTGAGTTTATTGATATTTTATAACAGATATGAAGACTATGTAAATGCAGGACAAGAAGACAAATTTTTTGATAATGTGTTTACAAAAGCAGTCACTGACAGATTTCCTGCTGTTAGGTTTATGGGAACATTGGATCAAAGACAATTTATTAAAGAACCAAATCCAAATGATTGGGTGTTATATGAAGAGGAATACAAACAAGTCATGAGAACTATTAGATGGTATAGACAGCATTGGAGAGAAGAAGCAAAAGATGTTTCAGAAATGATGGATAATTATAAATTATATGGCAATAGACATTATCAAAGCATTTACAAAGTGCTACAATTTATTGAAATGTATTCAGAAACTCCTGATGAATTCAAATACTTAACGAATGAATTGTTTAATGCGTATTATGCATACAAAAAATCCATTAATGGTGGTATTGAGCCATTGACATCTTTCCAAACAATTGATGTTTCAGAAGTGGTTAAAAACCTTTGAAAGGTGAAACGATGAATACACAATCTAAAAAAGCGAAAGGAAGAAGGTTACAACAATATGTAGTTGAGTTAATTTTAAAGGCTTTTCCAATGTTAACAAGTAAAGATGTCAGGAGTGTTCCAGCATCAGTAACTGGTAGCGATATTTGGTTATCAGAAAGAGCAGCAGAGTTGTTCCCTTTCAGTGTTGAGTGTAAAAACCAAGAAAGGATAAATTTATATCAGTTTTGGGAACAAACCAAGAAAAACGCTGTTAAAGAAGAAAGGTTGCCGTTATTGGTTGTTAAAAAGAATAGAAAAGAAGCGTTAGCAGTGTTAGAATTGGAAACACTTTTTGCATTGATTAAAGCAATAAACAGTGTGGAGGGTTCTGAAAATGAAGAAGTTGGAGGAATTAATTAATTGTGAGGTGGAAAAGTTGGCAAGGAAAAGTTATAAAAAAGTTTTGGTGTATGGCGATGTGCATTTCCCATACCACGATGAAAAAGCTGTGAATATATTGTATAAATACATGAGAGATTACAAACCAAACGTTGTAGTGATTAATGGAGATTTGGTAGATTTTTATAGTATTTCAGACTATAATAAAAACATAGATGAGTTTAGAATACAAGAGGAATTGGATTTAGCAAATGAGCATTTAGAGAAAGTAAGAAAATTAAATCCAACAGCGAAGATTTATTTTTTGGATGGAAATCATGAAAGAAGACTGCAGAAGTATTTATATAAACATCCAGAGTTGCATGATTTAGAAGTGCTAAGGATTGATAAACTGTTAAATTTTAGAGAACACAAGATAAAGTATATTTCAGCAGATTATGACTATTGGAGTAAAACATCAGGTTATTTGGAATTAGGAGATGTAGTGATTATGCATGGTGATAGCAGATTGAATGGAGCATCAACAAGCAAATATGCTGGTTATTCAGCGAAGAATACAATGATGACTATTCAGAAATCAGTAGTGATGGGTCATGTGCATAGAATGGCAATAGTAACACATTATCAGTATAATAAGATGTTGTATGGTATTGAACATGGTTGTTTAAGTATAAAAGTTCCACAAGCAAACTGGCAGCAAGGTTTTGTTACTTTTGAGTTGTATGACAATAGATTAGTTAATCCAAGATTGCATTATGTATTTGATGGAAAACTGATTGAAGATGGAAAAGTTTATAAAGGATAGGAGGTGAAAAGAATGGAAACGATGTTGTTTGAATTGATTGAATTGTTACGGAAAGAAAAGAGATTAGAAAAGAGTATTGGAGAATATGTGATTAAGCAATTAGAGGAACAGATAGCATTGAATAAGTTTCATAAGTGGGAGATTGAAGTAGAAGGTTATCCTGATGATGAAACAATTAGAATTGATTTTTATGCAGAAACAACAGATGATAAATTGGATGATGTTAAATTGATGTTGAGTGCTGCAGAGAAATTTATGGATTTTGTTAAAAACATTAATTATTTTAACAAAGAACCATTTATTCAGAAAATAGACACAGATAGTTGCTATATACATTTAGCAATTAAGTTGAGTTTAGATCCAAACAAAAAGAAAGATGTTTGGAAAGAAATGGGTGATAAAATTGACAAAGTCGAATGGTAAAAAAACAATCAATTTAGAAAAGTTTTTTAAGAAATGTGATGAATGGGTTGATTATGTTAAGAATTTTGTAGGGATGAGTGATTGGAAAATTTATATCAAAGTAGATCCAGAAGACAATGAAAACTATGCTTATGCAACAGAATGGGATTATTATGATAAAAAGATGACAATAACAGTGTGTAATGAATTTTTCAATATTGACTGGGATTTTCAGAAGAATGTGTTGTTACATGAATTAATACATGGTAAGATCAAAGCATACGAGGATATGTTTCATGAATTAATTAAAGAAACTAAATACATGTTTGAAGAAACTTTTGTGAATGAATTAGTGAAGGGAATAGAAGAGTTAATGAAGTTAACAAGAAAATGGGGTGAATTAGATGGACCTCGAAGAAAAAATAAGAAAAATCGCAAATGAAACAGGTTTGTTATATAAGAGATTTAGTGTGAAAGAAAAGAGTTATGTTGTTTTTTATAATCCAAGAATTGATTATGAGTTTGTTGTTGAGGAAGAACATCTCAATAAAAAGTATAAATCAATAAAGAAATTAGTAAAATTTGCTTATGAAAGAAGTTTAGGACATATATATGATGTTGGAGGTGATAAATATGAAAGGTAAACCTAAGCTCGAATTTGTTTTGAAAAAATTTATTGAAGATATGGGTTTGAAAGTTAGAGTTAATGAAAATCCAAAGTATTATATGGTGTTTTCACCTGAGAAGAATTTATATTATGTGGTGGATAAACCAAAGAGTTCAAAAGAATTAGGGATTTATGCAACTAATGTAGTAAGTTATTTTGATAAATACCAAGAATTAGCAGAGTTTTTAAAAGACAAATATAAAGTGTAAAAAAGAAAAAAAAGAAAAAACAATTTATTTTTTATTTTTTTATTCTGTTTCATTCATAACGCAATCAACGATTTCTTTGTCATCATTGTCATAACTGATTGTTACTTGATAGTTGTGATATTCTCTTGGTAAATCTTCTGCTTTATACTTATATTTTGCTAATGCTGTTATGTTGTAGAATTCTGGATGAACATTGCTGTCGTCATCGTATTTTACTGTGAATTCAATATCATCAACATCATACAAGTTGATTTCTTCTTCTGCAAATCCACTGAAATTAAATCCTTCACATTCACTAAAATTCACTTTTAAATACTCAACAATGCTATTCTTAAAATCTAACACTGGATCTTCTATAACCTTTTTCTCAACTGTCTTTACTATTTCTTTTGGAACTTCTTTTACTATTGTGTTGTTGACATATCTGATTACTGGGACTTCAACAGTTCTGTTAACATACACTATCTTTGGGACTTCTTTCTCTACTGTCACTGGAACCACTTCAGGTTCTTTCATATGATAGCCCCCAAGAAACCCAAATCCTAACAACAACAAGCCAACTAAAGCTATTACTAAATTTTTTATAAAATTGTTCATATTTTTCACCTCTTAGAAATACATATGAATTTGTGAAATAAAAGAAAAGAAGGAGAATTATTCTTTGTGTTTGACATAGTTCTGAATCATCTTCAACACTGCAATCGTTGCAGTTACTGTTGGAGTTGGTTCTAATCCACTAAAATAACTAATTAACCCACCAATACCCGCATACACAAAAATCTCCAAACCTTTTATTAGAGTTTTTTTCCAATCATACATTTGTATCACCTCTTTTGTGAAAGTATAACTAATATATAAATATTTTGGTTTATTTACTAAAAAAATTTATAAAGTATTTGATAATTGCACCTAAAGCAGCTAATAATGCTGAAATCAATCCCCAAGTCATTCTGTTCTTGAAACTATTATAATCATTTAACAATTGATCATAGTCTTCTTTATCAACTTTTGTTTGCCTAATCTCTTCTATATATTTTTCTAAAGTTTCCATGATTTGTTTATGCTGTTCGGTATTCTCATCTATCGCCTTTTTGATATATTCAATGTCTTTTTTCATTGTTGCTATGTCTACGGCATAACTTCTTGCCATTTTACTCACCTAAACTAAAAAAAGGAAAAAATTGCTTAAATTCCTTTTTTCAGTCTGATAGCTAATCTTAATGCTGCTCTTAATGATGGATCTTCACATTCTTTCAATGCTTTCCTGATGTAACTCAACTTAATCTTACCATCTTTTGTAAATGCAGCATCTCCATATTTTCTTTTTAAATATCTTTTAACTCTACCTGGTCTTTGTATTGCTTCTTGAATCCATTTTTCAGTCATAATTCTCACCTCTTAAAAGTGAATATAAAGGATGACTCCAAGCAAAAACACTCCAATCATCAAATTCATTAATTGCTTTTTTGAACAATTTAATTTGTTTGTTGATAACTAATTTAGCAAACCACTCATTCCAATCATAAACTGAAAATATTGGAATAACTTTTTTGCCAGTTAATCTTTTCAAATAATCAATTTCTAACTTGATCAACCACAACGGTTTGAAGAAAGTGTTTGGATATGAAACATATTCCATCACCATGATAAAATCAACATAATCGAGTTGATTTGTCTCTTTTAAATAATTAATCCAATCAACATAACCTCTTATCTTATAAGAAATAATGAAATCAGGAGAAGGAAGGCATAATACCTTCCTCTCCTTAGGACGTTTTCCCCATTTTGTGAAAACACTTCTAATATTTAAATCTTTTGGTTTTTTAATGAATAATGGTTCAATATCCAAAATAAAACCATCTCTGTTCTTCAATGGTTTTTCAATAGATTTATTCCTCTTGAATGGTTCTAAAATCCATTGATAAACCTTTAATCCATTCTGCTTGAATTTGTCTGCTATTTCTTGACCTAATCCATCAGTGTTGTTGATAATTACAGTATCAAAACGTTTACTAATTAAATCTACTTCTAAATCAGTAATTTTAGGTCCGAAAGTTCTGTCAATGTTTGTATAGTCATGTATCCAGATTGATTTCATTTTTACAATTCCCAAAAGTCTGCCAATAATGAAATATCTGCTGAATTGTAAGTTGTTAATTTCATTAAATACTTTGTATTTGGTTTTAAGATGAAAAATTCATTATCTCTCAGAGATACCGCATTCCCTATTCTCCTTGATTTTTCTGTTCCTTCTATAGATTCAAAAATCTTATTGCCTTCATCGTTTACTGTTGGATTTGAGTAAATATTAACTTCTGGAAGAGATGTTGAAGTTCTGTTTTTATTTTCTAATTGCATTTGTGTTCCACCAGTGAAATCTGTATCTTCAAAAAACTCAACCTTAATTTGATCTGAACAACCAACATCAAAAGTAAAAGAGATTGGTTTAGAACCAATGATTAATCCAAAATAAATTGTTCCTGAAGGTTGATCTTCAACCACTTTACTGAAATAATATAAATCACCATTAGTTAACTGATGACCTGGTGAATTTATCAAACTGTTATAAACTAACCTGTTTGTTATCCAACTATCGTAGTTTAAAACCATTGTTTATCACCCCACTAAAAGTTATGTGAAAAGTGTATCGTTTTGTTTTTCTTTTCTTCTTCAGGACCGACATCAGTAAATTTAATACTTTCTGTTGTTGATGTTATATTCAATTCATTTATTGGTATTGCTACTTGATAGTCCTGTAAATCTTGTGTTCCAGTATTAGTTATATCTATTTGATAATATGAACCTTTGTTAGTTACTGTTGCTGATGGTTCAGTTGGCGAATACTTACGAACTCTGACCCAATCAACCCAATAGTTCCCTGCATTTGGATATGGTTGATGATTCAATGAAATATAACTATCGGGTAATGCTCCATTATAAGTTATACAATCAGATTCACTACACAATTTTACATAATCAGGAGCAATAATTGATTTTAAAATAGTTGGTACAGATTCCGAAGATATGGTTTGTCCTGTTTGCCAATTCCCATTAAATTTAACATTACCTTTTACTGAATTACTTGATTTTTCATAATAAATTGTGCTAATCCAATCATTATCGTTATACCATGTGCTTGTTTTTGAACTCTCAAAAGTAGTTAATTCTCCTCTTCCATTATCTATTGATACAACACTTGCTTCAGTGATAAAAGGAGTGTTAATTTTATAATCCGTAGCAATTCCTGTAGTAGGACTTCCACTTGAAGCAGTGTGTATTTTCAATAAACCATCTGAAACAGATACACTTCCCGAACCAAAAGTATCCCACTTACTCATATCTAAACTTGTTCCATTAAAATCATCAAAGAATTCAAAAACACTATCACCGTCAGGGCTATAACCTGATTCTTTGATTGCATAAATGGTTTTTGTTCCACCCGCAGGAATATTATCGACTTTCACCCATACATTGTTGCTTGGATTATTGTTTTCATCATGTTCAATCCAGTATGGATAAATAGGTTCACCAACATACAGCGTATCATCACCAAATTGACTATAATCTAATGCCACTTGATAGTCCTGCAAATCCTCACTGCTTGTGATTGTGACTTTTCGCCTTTTCGTATAAGTATATCCGTCTATAGTCCAACTTCCACTCTCCTCGCTACCATACTGGATAGTTGGCTCTGTTGAAGAGTATTTGCGAACGAAAAGGTAATCTACACCCCATTTAGCTCCTTTCCACACACCCATCATTATTCTTTTCCAAATATACCCAGAAAAAATATTATCATTTCTTGAATGATCCGACTCTATTATGTATGTTGAATTATTTGTTATGTCTACTGGCTTAAAATGGTATAATGTATTGCCATCATATGCACCTCCCATCATATAATAATGATTGTTTGTAGCAGAGTAAAACTCAGGATAAGCATCATGGTCATCCACTGTAACATCAGAATTTTGTATTGTTCTCAAACCATGTTCTCCTCCAGCCCAACCCCACCAATCAAAATCATATCCATTTTTTATTATATAATTTATTTGCTGCCCAGTTCCTAATGTTTCTTCAATTGAAATACCTATTGTAAAAATTTCGTCCCAATCGTACGCATATGTCTTTGCTTGTATAACAATTTTATTCTGTAAATTTAATAATGGACTTTGAAACGCAGTATAACCATCAGATGCTCCTGTAATATATAACATACTATTTTCAAAGCCATAAGAACCATCTCCTCGCAGATGTGAAAATTTTGTAGTACCATCAAAATCATCGAAGAACTCGAACACGCTATCGCCATCGCTATAAGATGGTGCTGTGCTACTGCCATAGTAGACATAGAACTCTAATGGCTGATTTGCGGTTAGATTTACCTTTACCCAAACATTATTCTGCGGATTGCCATTCTCGTCATGCTCTACCCAATAGGGAATGCCTAAATAGCTCACAGTCTCACCTTTACATTTCTTCTAAATTATTTTCTTTTTTGAACTGTTCAATCTCTTCTTGTTTAGCAGATATTTGTTGCTTTAAATTCTCGTATTGTGTTTTTAATTCAACATACTTGGCAACTTTTCTTTGTTTTTTATCTTCCAAAATTTGTAAATAACTTTCATTAGTTATATCAAATTCTTCTTTCAGTTTGGTTAAATCCAAATCCAATTTCCAATCTTCTAACAAGTTTTTGATTTGATTGGCTAAATTATCTTTCTGATTTTGTAAATCTTCTAATTCTTTTTGCATCTCTTGTAGTTGTTTTTCTTCTTGCGATGGTTCACTCGTTTGCGGATTGCCGTCTGCCGATTCTGGTTCTTTGATAACTATTTTATCACTATCAAATTCTTGTGGTTTTGTTATCACTTCTTCAGGAAAATTCTTTTTGATATAATCCTCTAAATGCTTAACTAATTTTTCAACACTATCAAAAGCAGGAGTATAAATAGTCATACCTTGTTGGTTTCTTTCAGATGTAAAAGTAACTTTCCATTTATCCGTGTATTTTTCAATTTTGTGGATTGTAATTCGCATGGATATCACCTCGTTTAGCATTTATTCGGTTGCCGATTGGCGATTGCCGTTGAATTTGATTAAACCAGACAACATTCTGATTATTCTATCAACCAATTCTTTCTCACTGCTTAAATCATAATCATAAACTCTTTCAATAGTTTGTAATTGTTCGTATACTTCATAAGCACTTCCTTTTGCAATTATGAGAAATCTTACAATTTCTTTTTGTCTTCCTCTCCCATAGCCTTCAGCTATATTAAATAAAATACTCGTTGTTGCTCTTATCAGTTGCGATTTCAACGCATAATCTTCATATTTTGGTAGTTTTATTTCATAAATCCTGTCAACTAATTCTCTTGCAACTTTCACAACATCCAACTTCTCATAGTTTTTCATTTCATTCACCTCCAACGGCTAACGGCATACGGCTTACGTTCAATACGCATCTGTGATCTGAGCATAATAATTTGTTCCATCAAAATACAAACTAACAATTCTCACAGTATCACCACTATCAGTTGATAAATCTGGAACATTACCTCCTTCCCATTTTACATTACTCGGGAATGTTACTGAGTGACCTCCTGTCGAGTCTTGAACTATTTTTAATATCAAATTGCATGGTCCATTAGGATCTGTAAAAGTTAAAGTAACATCACCTGTAAGAGTTATTGATTGCTTGTTTCCTTGAGTCCAATCAATTGTTGAACTTGCGGAAACTTCTTCATCAAAATATGCTGATTGATTAATCTTTAAATCACTAAATTCAGCATTTGAACTAACAACAATTGAATTAAAACTAACATCAGAAGTTGTTGATAATTCTTGATCGATTACATCGAGATATGATTTGTTTGAATGTTCATGATAATCCTTCAAAATCCATTTAGTATTGCTATCATCATAAACTAACAACTTATCAGTAGCTAATCCTGTCAAATCAACATCAGATAGGTGTTTAATACCTAATTGTTCACTACCATAATAAACTGCCGTAGTTTTAATATCTAAATTACCAAATTCAATCGCATCTAATATCTGATTAAACTCCGCTGCAGTTAATTCATCTCCTGTGTTTTTATAAGGTATTGTTATAAATGCCATAATTATCACCTCTATGCAGTAAAGAATTTTATTTCCCAATAACTGTTCTCATCTGTGCAATCAATATATCTTCCGTCTTGTTTAGCTACAATTTTATAATACAGTCTGTATTCTGATGTCGGATTGTCTAAAAAAGTTCCTAAAGTTATGGGAAAAATCATTGGGAAATGTGAAGCATCTTCGACATTGAAATTAATCTTACCTGTTCCATATTGGACTTTTTCCCAATTAACACCATCTTTTGATAAATACAACTCATCAACAGTGAAATCCAAATTGGTGTTACAATGTGAAAAATCAAATTCAACTGCTACAAGCTTAGTGGTTGGTGAAATATAAATTGCTCTTGAAACAAGTGTTTGATCTGTGTTAGCAGTCCATTTACCTTCAGTTATTGTTCCTGTTGTTTCATCTTGATTAATAAATCCTGTGTTTTTGAAAGTTTCAACATAACTTTGCATAGCATCATAGCCATAAATAGTGATGGTTTTGATTGTTTGAGTGTTAAAAGTAGTATCGTTGGTTGCTCTTTCAATAAACAACTTTAACTGCTTAACTTGATCTTTGATGTATAAATTAACACTATGAAAACCACTGCGTAATTGTGTTGGTTGTGTTATATAATTATCTTCAGCTGATGCTTCAAAATAAAAATTGTATGGTTCTGACTCCACCAAATCAGATTCAATCACGATGTTGAAAAATTTATATGTTGAGTTGATATATTTCAATAATAACCATTCCAATAAAGCGTTTATATCTGTAGCTGTGAATTGGAGATTTTTATAGTTTGTTGTAACATTCATATTTGTTGCTGTCAACAAATCAGGATCATTGCCATGATAAATGACTCGATCATGCCATTCCAAATGATATATCTCTTCAGTCACATCTCCACTTGTAGATATTGGTGTAACACCATATTGAGCTAATCCAAACACCCAACCAACACTCGAATAATTAATTAATTTCAAACTTAAATAGTTTTCATTCACTACCAAGTTATCTCTATAACCTATAACATTCTGATTACTATCACTTCTTGGAAGTGATGAGTTCTTTATGTCATATTTATCTATGTTTGTTTTGCTCATTTTCTCTCAATCAAATATTCTACACGATAAACCAAAGCTATTTGATCTGTTTTGTTAATTGATGGATGAATAAATCTACTCACTAATTTTTCATTAGTTCCGTCATTGATGAATGTTCCAAACTCTCTAATGGTTTCACCATTAGCATCACTGACTTGTAATTCATAAATTAAAGTAACTAAATTAGCAGTAGAAGATTTTGTTGTAAATGCTTTTTGAGTTGCTACAATCCCATTTCTCAAATCAGTATCAGCAGTAGTTGGTTCAGTGTTATCAGTTCCAACTTCTCCTGTGGTAAATTGATCTGCAATTGATTGTGCTATTATACTTAAACCTTGATCAACCAACATTTTAGTTCACCTCAATGATTAATGTATCATAAGTTGATAATTTATCACTATCCAAACCCCAATAATGAAATCTTATTGGTAATGTTCCATCTTCTCTTGCGAATGAATCTGGTGTTTCCAGCACAGGAACACCATACCATGTTTTTGGAACAAAGTATTTGGCAGCAACAAAATATGCTTTGTTTGATGAATCAACTGTTGTTGTGTCTTCAAACACTCTTGGATTTTGGATAGTGTAACCAAAATCATAAGGTATTAACCATTTGATTTTAGGATAGTCCCAGTCTATTTTTATATATTCATCGCTTCTATTATAACCAACTCTACCAGGATCACTTGAACCTCTATAGACATATTTTGGATAATCAATTCTCAAAGTAGTATAATAGGTTCCACCATCATCATTCTTTTTATAACCCCATGCTAAAGCCATTCCATAAATAAATTTATGATAATTTGAAGTGTCAGCATCCTGAAAACCACCAGCCCAATATATTGAGTGATCTGCTGTTCCTAAAGATGTTGTTACTGCAGTATGTCCATACCAATCATCATTTTCTCTGTTACCATATATTATTGCTGCAGGATATTTTCTGAAAAAAGTAGTATAATCATAGGATGGATTATCACTTATTATACGATATGTTCGAGAAATTGACATTCCGTCTGATGAAATATAATAACAACCATAAATATGGTCTTTCCAACCATCATCATCTTTCATTTCCCAGTGAAAAGTAATTGCTCCTGTTCCTAAGTGTGTCACTGCATCAGTTCTTGTCTCTATTTCCCCCATATAATCATCAGTGTATAAATGCGTAATTTTTATCGATGAATCATTAGCATTTACATAATATGCATTTATCATTTGATCATCATCACCACCACTATCCGTGAGTTGATAATTCAACACAACACTCAAAACATGTCTTCCTCGTAATGAAAATTTAAACTCAAAACTGGTATCACACCCATCATCAATATTACTATAATAATTTTGGAGGTCTGTTGTGTTCATAGATTCTAAATCAATTACTTTTTGACTATGTTGAATCAACAAACCATCATCTCCATTTGTTCTGCGATGCATGCCATACTTTAACCAAGCATAACTTATTTTTGAATAATCTGAAGATATGATTATGCTTTTCAAGTCTGAAGGAGATCCTGAATACCAATAATCAAAATTTGATGGTTTTGCTGTCGGCGTTATCCAATCTTGAGCAGGATACCATCCCGAATCAAATTCATATTCTTGAGTAAAATAGTTCCAAATCATAAATCTGTGTGCTGTTTCATCAGCTGATTTCCATACAACAACTTTTCTATTCCATCTATGTCCATCATAATAACTGTGAAATACCGTAGCACCAGACTCGGGTGCATAGGGTTCTACTTTAGTCCAATCTGAAATCAAATTACTGAATGTTAATGCTGAATCAGTTACACTAACTCCATAATCGCCAAACGCATTACTCTTAGTGTCTAAACCTTCTAACTCAATCAAATGATAATATGCTCCAAATATTCTTGGCAGTGCTTTAATTAAGTCATGAGCATGTTCTTTTAATTGATTAAAATCTTCTGCATAAACAACATCACCGACATTCCAACTCAAAAATAACTTGTCATAATTTATCTCTGGTTTATTGTGAATATCATTATCACCAACAACCATTGATGATAAACTATCATTGTCTTCATCCAAAATATCTAACCATTTCTGAAAAAATGTTGTGTATTGTCCCAGAGCAACGTTTAACATGTCTTTTGTTGTGTTGATCGCATTCACTAAATCATTTAAATAATCAACAACATCACCTTCTTGTAACCAATCATGATTGAACTCAACATCATCAGGTATTCCTGTCCAATCTAAATCAATACTGTATTTGTTAGCTAACTGAATCGTGTAATCTTTAATAAAATGATAAAAAAACCTGATAGCTTTACCTACTGCGATCAGTCTATTATGAACTTCTAAAATATCGTTGTATGGAGTTCCGTTCTCAACTTGTTCAGTTAAATATCTTGCCATTTTAGATGTCTATTTTTTAATCACAATTACAATTGTTGTTTGGTAAATCAAGTATTAGATGTTGAATAATGTATTTTTTGTATTCTTTAGGAACTTGCCATTCATCACAAAACACAACTAACACTCCATTTCTATATAAATCTCTCCCAAACTTTATATATTTTTCTATTTCAGGGATGTGTTTGTTAAATATAAATAATTGAGCCATTATTCAATCACCTCTTCAAAACCATAAGTATAAACTTCACCTTTTTTTAAATCAAAACTGACATTCACATTCTTTATGATTATTTTGTAAGCATCAACACCATAAGCGTGAGTTATGTTCAAAATATCACCTATTCTGTATTTTGGTTCATACAAAGTAAACTCTCCTGAAATTCTTCCAAGAGTTTCTGACTCAAAATATGCTCTTGCACGAGCATAACCCCTTTCTTTAACTGCTTCTCTGAATGCTGTATTATTAGTGTATTCATCTTTTAAATCTCTCGCAATATCAGCCCAATCCTTAATCGATTCTTGAATATTAGGAGTTCCTGAATAGTCTTTATAAGCATAAATGTAAATTGGTGCACCATTCAAATCATCACCTAAATAAGCAATAATAAAATTAACTTTGTCTTCTTGTTTTGTTTCAAGTTTGTAATCAACAAACAAATGTTCTGTTGGTGGATTAGTTATGCTTGAAGTAGCATACCATCTAAATATATTATTTTCATCAAGATACCACACAAAAACTTTGTTAACACCAGTATTTTTATCTTGTGAAAGATCTCTAACCCATTCATAAACAGGTTTCATCATTGCTCCGTAAGTAATTCGTTTAAATTTGTCACTTGAAGGTAAATTAACATAATCCTGATATGCTTGAGTATTATTAGCAATATCTTCAACAGTAAATTCTATCTCTGGATGTTCAGTAGTAGTAACTTGTATTCCATCGGTTCTTGGATAACCAACAAATTTGATTGTTACTCTTGACAACCTACTGCCTTCAAGATCATTAGTCACTTTCGATAAAACTTGACCAATTATGATTGGTGCTGATTCTGTTACAGTTTCACTCCAAATCCTGTTAAACATTAAACTTTCTTTATCAAAAGCACTTATGTTTAATAATGGATTAGCTGTATTTATGTCAAGTGATACTCCTACAACATAACCATTGAAAAGCAAAGTTCCGTCATTTGAATAAACAAAAACATCATCATCAATTGAAAAAACACTATAATAATCTATTGGTATCGCAAATGACAACTTGTTGTTTCGAGGTTTGTCTGACTTATTAAATGACAACTTTATTGGCACATACTCTTTTCCTTTATGCACTATTTTCATGGTAGCACCACAAATTGTAAATTAATATCATATCTTTTGTTAGTTGCTTTAGTTACCTGATATTGAAGTAATTTGACATTCAAATGAGTCTCTGAAGTCAAAGCATCAGAGTTGTTAGATTTGACTTTAGCTAACCAATACAAAGGTAGTTTTTTGAACTCATCAGGAGTAATTCCTGAACCATCACTCATAAACAAATCCATGTGAGATCGCTTACCAATCATTTGTTCAAACAAAGCCACAATTGCTGAAACTGGAGGATTATCAATTTGTTCATAAGTGCTGGTGTTTTTGTCATAAAGGTAGATGGAACCACTAACTGCAAAATCCGTGACAACATAACATCTAATATTTAGTTGAGTCAAATCTCTACTTACGACAGTTGGAGTATAATAAGTATCATCTACTTGTGAAACAATAGTAGCATTTGCTTTTGAAACTATAGTAACATCAGTGATGTGGATCCTGATTGGTTCTCCATGATTAACTAACCAATCATCTTGTTCTCCTGAAAGATCACTGCCAAAATATCCTGTGTCTTTAAGATAAAATGTAACATCCATGATTATTCACCATTAAGCTAAATAAACACTATATTCATTTGAAACAGACATGCCAAGATCTTTCTGCATTTGTGCTTGCTTCCTTAACAACTCATCATATTTATCTATGACTTTATCCATTACATTTGCAACATCTTCCCAAAAACTCTTTACTTTCGATTGTTCAATAACTCTGTTCAATTCATCCTGACTTATAGTTAAATCACCTGTCTTTTTCTTAATTTCTTCAATTTTCTCTTCTATTTTTAATGTCTCAATATTCTTCTTTAAATTATCAATACTTTCTCCAAAAAACCATTTATATAAACTTTTGCCAACGGGTCCTAAAGCAGTCCACAGATCATACACAAATTCTCCAGCAATAATAGCAATTTTTCTGGACACTGCCCTTCCAAATACTTCGGAAAACTTTTCCTGTAATTTTGCACCAAGCTTTTCAATCCAGGGTGAAATTAATTTCATTATTTCAGCAGCAATTACGATTTCTGTTATAGTAACACCTAATTTAGCACTTAAATTCAATTTTTTAAAACTTTTTTTACCAGTAAAATAATCTATTGCATCTTTCCATGTTTCTGGTGTCACTAAATCAATAACAAACGAAGCTGTTTTTGATATTGCTTTCATACTCTTAAGTTTGTTTAATGCATCAACAAATAAACTTATTTGAGCAACCCATTGAGCTAATGTTGCTATCGCTGAAATAGTCATTCCACCAACAACCAAAGACACAGCAATCTTTGGATGAGCTGATACAAATTCAGCAGTTGCATTAACTAATTGAACAAATAACTGAACAAATTTCCTAACAAAATCTGTTCTTGAAAAAGTATCAACAATAACAAAACCCAAATAAGACAATGCAGCTGATGCTTGATTAACTGCGTTGCTGAATTCAGTTTGTCCTTGAGTTACTTTTTGATAATTCTTAAACCAACCACCTAAAACATTATTTATCTTCCTTGAAACTGACCATGAAAAGAACAACAAAGATAAATTATAACCAAGTCTTGCACCTTGTAATCTTGCTAATTTGTGTTCTTTTTCTCTTTCTTTAGCAATTTGAGCAGCTAATTTTGCTTTAGCTCTCAAAAATTTCAAATGCTTATGTTCTTTGTCTAATAAAGTTATTTGTCTTTCATTCAAAGACTTCATGAAAACATTCCAACTACCAAATTCCTTGTTGATTTTCTTTACTGCACTATTAATATCTCTTGTTTTGTCACTCTTCAACTTTGTTATTATGTTCAAAATAATGTCTTTTTGTTCAGCTTTTTTTGCCATTTTTCATATAAAGTTTTTTAAATTGTTCAAAATACCAAAATAGCTTTAACACAGGAAAATCTGATGTTATTTGGATTTTTAACTCCTTTTCAATAAAAAATATGTTTGATTCAAACACATCCAATGGGTCTTCATAACTAATCCCTTCCTTTAACTCTTCCAACAAATCCTCTGGATCATCTACTTTTTTTTTCCGATTGCTTCAACAAAAGCATTAATAAATTCCTCTGCATAATGCATCACTAATAACTTCGCATCATCTAAACTGATATTTAAATCTTTCGCTACAATCTTTGGAAATTCCTTAATAAAATACTCAACACCTTTCTCATTTGCTTTCTCAGGATCTGATGTTGCTAACAACAATCCCTCATAAAACTCTACAGTTGGTTTGAACCTTAACTCTTCACCCTCAATCTCAACAACCATCTCACCATATTTTTTTCTTAGTTGTTTAATCTTTTCTTTGATATCCATTCTCAATCACCTCAAATATTTTTAATGTTTTTTCATACCAATCCATCAAAAACTTGATTGTATGCCAATAGGAACTTCCCCATTCTTCATCAGCTAATCTCTTAAACCTGAGGAAGTGTTCTAATGGCATTGCACTTATCTTAAAACTCACTTCTTTCTTCCCTTCTCTCGTTCTTAATTCAATTCCTTTATCCATTCACTTCACCTCATTTAGGCTTTAACAACTTGTTTATACAAATCTCCTGCTAAGCACTCAAACTCAAAACTAACTTCAATTACTCCTTTATCTGGTGCATCAAATGCATTTAATTTATTAATCTTAAAATTCTTCATTAACAATCTCACACCATAATTACTACCAATCACTACTAACAAATCTGCATTAGGTGATAATTCTGCACCATAAACAAAATTTGCTTTTGTTCCATCAGTAGATTCTGCAACTTTGTTCAAGAATAATTCATCCAACGCTACATAATTACCTTCTGCATCAGGATTAACTATCATTGTTCCTAAAACCTTAGCAGTTCCCCATTCATCAATATAACTCTCTTGTAACTGAACTCCATTAGAATCACTACCAAGATAGTTGATAACTTCTCTTGTTGGCTCTGGTTCATCCAACTTCATAGTCTTAATGTATCCTGTTAACTCTATATCTGCAGTTTGAGTATCCCAATCATCAGTCATTGATGTTGGATCTATCCTATTACTATCCTTCAAAATCTTGATTTTCATATCCTTAGATTTTAATGAACTTACCATGTTTTTCACCTCTTGTTTATTTTGTAGCTTGTTTTAATAGTTTATCAAGTTGTTTTAGAGCAGCATTAATTGCATCATCAACATATTTCGCAGGTGTTCCTTTTTGTTTGGATTTCAAATGAATATATTCCGATGGTTTTAATACACCTTTTCCACGAACATTACCTTGATCCTCAATATAAACAACCCATGTCCTTTTAGTTTGTCTCAATCTTAATGATTGTTCTGAAGGTCTGCCACCTCTCCTACTCCAAGGACCTGGTCTTGATGAATGTGATGAATAAGGAGCATTAGCAAGTCTTGCTCTTAAACTCCTCAAAATAAATTGTGTTATTCTGAATGAAGCTTTTTGAACTCTTTTATATAATTTCAAAGTTTCCTCATTAACAACATTAATAATTGCCTTTTCAACCTTTTTCCAATCTTTTTCATCTCTAATTGTAATAGTTACCATTGTAACTCAAGAGTAATTAAATCCTCATGCATGATTTTGTTTGATTTTTTATATTCGGCTGAACCTTCATCTCTTATTGATTTGGTTGCTCCATAAAAGTCATTGTTTCTCAAAACATCAATGACTTTTTGTGATAGTTCATCTAATTCCTGAGATGTTTGAGTGTAAACATAAATGTCAACTGTAAATGTGTAAGAAATAACAGAATCATCAATTAAGAACTCTTTTTCTTCGTATTCAGGATTAGAAATAACAATGAAAGGTAAAGTTGGCTCTTTTTTTGGATAAGCAGAATAAACTCTATTATTGACTTCTGGAATGTTGTTCTTAAGAAGTTCTAACAATCTTAAAAATATCTCTTTCTTTGTTGCCATGCAGGCATCACCTTATAATCCCAACATGCAGTTGGGTTTATTCTAAAATAATCTGTCTAACAACCGTTTCTCCTTTATAATGAACATCGTTGATTGAATTGATGTTCCTTTCTTTTCCATCAATCACAAATAAATCTGATTTATCAACATCAACCTCAGGAGCAATCAACAAAGATTGCTTAACACTATCAACAATACCAAACAATTGTCTCGCAAATGAAGTTACTACTGCTGAATCAACAATTGCTTTTATGGTCGTTTCAGTTCTCTGGTCTTCAATCAATTCACCATATTCATTCTCAAGAGTAGTGATTTTGATGTGAGTAACATCTTCACCATATTGTTCAATTAGTTTTATGATTGTCTCTTTCAAACCCATTTTTAAGCAAATACCATAAAACCATATAAATCTTGTTTCAATTGCTCAATCTCTTTTTTTAATTGCTCAATCTTTGTTAAGGAATATTTGAATGAACCCGAAATCCTTAATGTTCCTAAATCAACATCTCCTTCATCATTATAACTCTTCTTGTTAGTTATAATCCTCAAAACATCTAAAACACATAAATCAACAACAAGTTTTTTAACAATTTCAGGAACTTGATTATAACCATAAGTGTATGAAATCTTAATCCTGTTCAATCCATGTGAAACAACATTAGCAAGTTTAACTTTACCTACTTTTGCATCAGCAATAACATATTTATCTACTTCAGTCCATTCAGGTTCAAATTCGTTCTTGTTATTAACATAAATGCTTTGAATTGATAACAACGGTTTGTTTTCAACATAAAAAGTATCTGTGTCATAATCCAAATCAATAATTTCATCAACAACTTGTGTCGGTTCAAATTTAGTTCCTGCAATATAATCAACATAAGCACTATTTTTAGCTATCAAATCATCAGCTAAAGTATCATCCAAAGTTACTTCATTATTAAACCATAATTCAATGTCTTGTTTGGTTATGTAACCCATCTTATATCACCAAACAAAAGTAAAAAAGAAAGAAAAAAAGGAGTGCTTAGATAGCAGACACAAGCACTCCAATTCCGTTTGGTTCTAATACTGCAACACCATATCTCTCGTATGCTGTAATGTCTATCCATAGACTTCTTGCATTAGGTGCTCCTTTAACCATCTTTGCTGGTTGCTGATAAGCAACTACAAATGCATCATCTGCTAACATTATTGCTTTTGCTACATCAACATCACTGGAAGCACCTTCTTGAGCAGTCTTTACAAAGTTGCTGCTGTAAACTTTTAATCCTAAAATTCTACCGATTTCATATCCATTTGATTTCATCTCTGCAACATCATCTCTTAGTAAGATACTGCCATTTTGGACAAGTATCTTCTTCATTTGAGCTTCTTGTGATGGATGAACAATCAAATACTTTGGATATGCATTCTTAAGTCTCATTTGTCTCTGTAATTCTATGATGTCATCAATGTCCAAAGTATCGCTGGAATCAATACTTGATGCATCTTTGCCATTAGCATAGTAAACAGTTCCTGCTCCACTCACTAAAACATCCATAATCTTTTGTTCCTTAGCTGATGCTAATGCATAAGTTGCTCTGTCAACAATGTCTTGCATGATGAATTCAAATGAACTGAGCAATTCTTCTTCAGTCACTTGATAACTGATAGCATAAGTCTCAAAAGTTACTTCAACTTGGCTGTAGCTCAATGAACTCACTGGAACTTCTACACCTTCACTAACAGTGGATGCTGTTTCATAAGAATTCTTTGGAATAAGAATTCTCTTGTTGTGCTTACCTACTCCTCTGAAATCTTTACGAGCAAATTGTTCCATAAATACTCTTTCTCTTAATGCTTTTTGGAGTTTTTGACTCCAAAAATCAGGGTTTACATATTGTGCATCAGTGCTTGTAGTTTTGAATACGTTTGTATCCGCTGGCATTTTAAATCACCTCATAATGTTGAACATGACTAAATGATACTAATTACCTCTTCTAACACCAGTTCTTATATTGTCCTCGTTGAATTATCTTCAAAAAACTGCTTCTTCAATGCTTCTTTGATTTCTGGATCAAGTTCATAAATGGATTTATCCAATAAATCACCAGTAACCTTTGGAGCATTACTTTCATTAACTTCAACTAAACCCTTCTTTGCTGGTGGAACTGCATTCACTGCTTCTTCAAGTTTCTTCATGAATTCAGCTTTCATCTCTTCTAATTTCTTATTCAAATCTGTAATAATCTCATCCTTCTCTGCAATCTCTTTCTTTAAACTTTCATAAAACTCTTTTAGCTTCTTTTCTTCTGCTTCTGCAATCATTCTCTCAATCTCATCTAATTCTTTTTCATCAATGTATTCCTCATCTTTTTCTTCATTAGGAACTTCATCCACTTTTTGTGCTACTTCCTGTTTTGGTTCTTCCTTAACTTCTTCCTTTGGTTGTTCTTGAATTTTTTGTTCTTCCATTTTCTCCTCAGTCATTATTATCACCCCATTTCCTTAAGAACTCTTCATAATCCTTGATTTTTTGCTGTAAAAACTCTTTGTTAGGCTTGTAACTCCTATGTAACCAGATTTCATAACCTAACTCAATGTCTTCTCTCTTCAAGTTTGTGAATTCAGGTAGTCTCTCATAAGCCCACTTAGCATCAACTGCTTGTGGTGCTTTCAACATCACTTCTTTAAATTTAGTTCTCAACTCAAACTCTTTTTCTAATAACTCTAAATCTTTTTTAGTCATCTCCAATTCCTTTTTAGCTTTTTCAATAGCTTCTTTACTTGGTCTTTGTTTTTCTTCAGCTGTTTGTTTATTTATTTTCTTTGGCATTATTTTCACCTCGCTCTTTTCTTACGAACACGATAAACTTTTGCACCTTTTTTCTTAGGATCTATGGTAAATGCAAAACCTACTGGTTCACCATCAACATAAATTCTGTAACCCGAATCATCAATATAATAATCATCTTCATCATAAGCAATCTCTATACTTGCTCCCAATTCACCAATTTTTGCTAACTCTAAAATCACATCAAAATATGGATGCTTTGGATTTAATACTGCTGAAGCATATATCTCTCCATTAATTGGTTTTGCATCAATAATCTTGCCAACCCAATCTTTTGGTAAATCTAAATCCAACACATTGCTGTGTTCTAAATCTCCTTTTAGTCCAACAAGTCTTTGACTGATAAACTCTAAAAAGTTTTTATGGAACACTTCTTTTTGATCATCTGGTTCAGGAGTTGTTAACACAAAATCAACTTCATACAAATCATCTGCAAACTCTGATTTAGCTTTTCTTTTCTTTGTTCCTTTAACTCTTGTTGTCAAAACCCATTTACCATTCTTTGCTTTGGTATATTTCTTCTTAACTGCAGCCCATGCAACTTTGAACGCTGTTGCTTCATCATATCTTTCATAAGCTTTGTTAAACACTTTCATAAATAACTCTTGTGCTTTCTTAGGCAATGCTTTCCTTATTCTTTCAGGTAATTCATCAATTGATTTGTATGGCATGTGCTATGCACCTTTATTTTCCGAAGATTTGATCTTCTCGAGTTGTAGATTCTGAACCTGATTTGATCTCTTTCAAATCAGGATTTCTTGGTTGTCTTGATGGTGCTGTTAAATTAGTTATCTTATCCTTAACTCTTTTACTTTCATCTTTGCTAACACTCCAAGTAATATCCTCTGGAAGTGTTCCATTCCTTAAAAAATAGGTTATAACATTCCTTGACAATCCTAATGCTTTTAACTTCAATGCATTATCAATTCTATCTCTTGTATCCAACCTATCAAATGGATTAAACTTAATCTCTGCTCTAATTCCAATCTTTGGGAATAACTCGTGATTAATCTCATACTCTAAAATGTTCTTGAATGCTAAAATTGATGTGTTCCAAACATATCTTACTTGGGTGTCTGCTGAACTTCTATTAGCACCTTCAATATATCCTGCTGCTATTGGTGGAACACCAAAAAACTCAAAAATCTTTCCTCTCAAATAATGCAAATAGTTCTCTAAATCTTCTAAAAATTGGAATCTTTCAAAAAACTTCTTTTCAATCTTGCCTTGAATAACAAGTTCCCCTGCAGGGTTTTCTCTTTGCTTCTTTAACAATGCTTTGAATTCTTCCCAAGCATCTTTTGGTATTTGTTGGTCTGCAACCCAATAAGGTAAGATCTTACCGTTCCTGAAAAGAAAATCAATAAATGCTTCTAACAACTGTTTAGTCATAACAGTTTCATATAATCCACGAATATCATAAAAACCCCAATAACTTGCTGTTGAAGGTAAAATTTGAATCTCAACAATTTCATCAGGTTTGAATTTGACTTCTTTTGGTCCAACTCTTTGGATATATTCTACAACTTCACCATGTTCGTTGATTTTTGGTGTAATTGTTGGTGTATGTAATACATGCAACTCAACAACAACATTCTTGGTTACACCATTAACCATCATAGGTTTCTTGACCAATTCCACAAATGCTTTTTGATATAATCTTGCATTAACTGCAATCTGTCTCAAAATTCTTGGAAACTTGTAAAGTTTCAATAGTTTCTTAGTAGCATTCTCATTTTTCTTGTCTTCATCGGGAAAAGTTATTGTATAACCTGAATAAAACAAAGCATCAATAAATTTATGAACTGCTGTTGAAACATCAACATCCTCCATTAACAAAGTATATTTTTCTAAATCTGTTTTAGGAGGTAACTCCATTCCTTTTACATCTACAAAAGAAGAAGCCGTATAATCTGGAGAAATCGCTCTTGAGGAGTTAATGGATAATTTTTTTGCCATTTTTCAGTGCTTATATATTATATATAGGAACAAGTCATATATAAATTTTTCTGAAAAAAAGTGCCAAAAATCATATTAATTCAGCTTTGAACTGATTTGAATCATCACTTATCGCTGAAACTGCCATAACAAATGAATCAATCACATCATCTGTTCCATTCTTTGGCTTATGTAATGATGGAACTCCCATTGATGTTTCTTCTTTAATCAATTCCTTCATTTCACGAATCAAAACATCATACTTCGGAAACTTTATTGCTCCAAGATTTAACAATTGCTTAAACCTAACATAAGCAGGTATCTTCTCTTTATGGAAATCAAATTCTTTCACATAATAACCTGCTTTTTGAAGTTCATTAATGAAATCTTTTGCTTGAATACAATTATCAACAACAATTGTTCCAATATTGTAAATCGTTTTAAGATAATCAATGTATTTCAAAACAACATCATTTGTCGTGTGTTGCTCAAATCTCTTCCAATCAATCAATTTAATAATTCCATCAGCAGGATCTTTATAAACAACCGTAATAACTGTCAATGAGTTATGCCATCCTAAATCTATACCTAAAACAACAGGTTGACCTTGTCTGTATTGATCCTTAACTCTATCATCGATTGCTTTATCAATCACTTCAACATTAAAAAAGTTTGAACCTGATAAAACAAAATCACATTCATACTCTTGAGCAAACTCATTTGGATGCATCAGCCTTCTTTGCTCTTCAACCATCTTTAAATACTTTTCATCTTGGTTGAT